TTGCTGATGAGTGTCATAGTGACCTACTTTCTCGGTAGGTAAATCAGCCTAGACAGGTTTTGTTGCCTCTGTCGGTGATACCCCAAAAACGGCTTGCCAGCGCTGTTTTGCGATGATCGGGTCATTAGCAACGTGCGGGTCAATCTCTATGTGATACCAGTCGCCCTGCTCTACGCTAGGTAGCGGTTGCCATGTGCCACGATCGCATTTCCATGACCGTTGCATTGCGTAGTCAATCACAAGTTGTATGCCTAAATGATCTGCGTTTTCTAAACATTTAACAATAAACGCAAGTGACGCTTTACGGCCGTCTGCTTTGCCAAGCTTCTTTTGGTTTAGCCAACGATATGACAAGTCCATTGCCAGCCCTCGAGCATGGTTGCTGATCGTGCCGGGTCGGTTGCGTACGTCGCGTACTACCCATGTGCCGTTATTCCACAAACTGTTGCCGCTGTGCAAACACGCAAGTCGCGCCCACTCCGCTGTGCCAGCCAACGCAGATTTTACAACTGGCTGTTGCGTAACTATGTACGCCCTATTCGGCATCAGTTTTTGACTTTGTTTTTATGCCGTTTGACGCAACAATTCCAGCCAATGTGCCTGACAAAAACGTAACAATAGTTGCCATGAGTGATATGAATTCTTTGTCGTTTGGTGCTTGTTCCATAGGTTGCGAAATAAATAACAGGCCGTAAACAAACCCGATTACGACTACAGCAAATACGACTGCGAGTAGTACGCCGACTGTTACGACCATGCGTGCGTGCAGATCACTTGCGCTGTATCTGTGTCGAGTCATGGTGTTATGCCGCATCGGTCAGGTACGTTGCAGTTATCTAACGTCATGTTTTTGACTCGTGACTTAACGGTGATCGTGTTGTCGCGTGTACTTTCGCAAGCGGTCAACACGATGAGTATTGCCAAACTAGCCAAGTAGTGCGGCGGCTTCATCTGCTGTTAACCCAAGTTTGTCTAAAACAGCTTGACGCGCGTCGGCTTTAGCGGCTTGTGCTGCAGTTCGTGTTTCGGCTTCGGCATACACTTTTTCTTGTTCTTGTTTTTCGCTTGCCGTCATTTCTCTAGTTGTGCCGTTATCGCAAATTTTCATAAGTTAATCCTGATATCCATAGATTCGATAAATACCTGTCATAGTTGTCGCACCTGTTGTCAATGTAAAACTAATGCCATCGTAGGCTGTGGCTGTGTTGTGATACCCAGCACAAGCCGCTTGATATGAACCATCAACGGCAGTCCCGTTAAAAAATGTGTTTGCCGCTAACGCTGGACCAAACAAATCAAAACTACAAGCACCTTCGCCGTCAGTACTGCCTGAACCGTTTGCGCGTTGAATAAACCAATGCGTACCGTTATTAACAACGTCAGCAGCGATTGAACCTGTGTACTGGTAACCGCTTCTCGCCGAGTAATAGGTTGTAGCGCTTGCCACACCACCAACACGCAATTTTGTTTCTATTACTTGCGCACTTGCACCTGTTACTTGTGTGTCGTGAACCAAAATTCGGTAGTTGCGATATGCAGAAGTAAAGACATTATCAACCGTAAAAGTTGTTACCGCCGAAAATGATCCTGATGTAATTAAAGTTAAACCACCTACTGATTGCCATGCAGCGCCGTCATAATATTGCGTTGTGTTAGTCGCCTCGATATAAGCAAACTGACCTTCAGCCAAAGTCTTTTCGCCTGCGCCACCAAACGCCGCGTCGCGCGTAACTGTTGTAGCAAAAACTGGTATGCCTGTATTTATCTCGGTCTGTTGTTGAGCCGTCAAAACTTGACCTGCCGTAAATACTGGTACTGCTGTCTGCGCGTTTGCACCCATAATTGCCTACTTTACCCTAGAACGTTGTCAGCGTTGATGATACCAAACGACGTGTCGTCAAGAATTAACTCGTAAACAACAATGGTTGGTGATGTGTAATAAGTAACGCTATGCCCAGCATTAACGCTGATCGTAAATTCAATGCCCTCAACTGCCAGTTCTTGTGCCAACTCGGTAGTTGTCACGCCTGACACAAAAGATTTTTCAATTGTGATTGTGTCGCCCACGTCAATCACGGCCACCGTGTCACGTTGCGCGTTAGTCAACAAAGCAAACGACGTAGCCAAAGACGTGTAACGTGCTTCAGGTTCAGGGTCAAGCAAATATAAAGCCAAGTCAAGCGCCGCCGTGTCGTTATGCAAAAGGCTGTTAGTGATGCTGTAAGTCTGCACAAAATACTTTGCCTGACTACCAGCGTCGTCAGCGACTTGCGGATTATTACTGCCAAGTATTTGTACGACTGCACGGTTAGTTACCTGATCGGCTTCAAAACTTATGCCGACGCCGTTGTACGGAATGTTTGTGCCGTCGTCATGAAAGTCCGCTACCGACGGTGTAAGCGTTGTGCCTAGTCGAGCGTCAAACACTAGATCGCCGTCACGCGACATAAACAGCCGGCCCTGCTCAGCCTCGTTTACGTCAGACAAATAACCCAGCACGTTTGTGCCTTGTTCAATCGTAAACGCTGATGCCCCGCCAAGCGTCTGAGTACCTGTAGCAATGTCACGCGTTAACGCTGGGAACGCAACCTCAGGCCGATCTAGTACCGCCGTGACTCGAGCGCTAGACAATTCCTCGCTGACGTTAAATTCGTCTAAATATGTTTGTGCTAACAAATAAAAATCGTCTGCACAAAACACGGTAACGGTATCCAAACCTGCGAGAGCAAAATTGTAGTCAAAATTCACAATCACGCCGACAAAAAGGTACTCCTTAACGTTTAACGAACTGTAACGCGATAGGCGCACTCGACGCATAGGTGCAAGACCCGGTTGGCTTAACGGTGTGTCGTAATACGGCGAGTTGGTGTCAAATGGGTTGAAAATACCTGACGTGTCAAGCATCGTGAACGACATAGTGCCAGCACTAAATTGATCGCCCTGATCGCGACGGCCGCGACGCACGGTAACAACGTTTACGCCGTCAAGCACGCTTGCAAAATCTGTTGTACCGTCAAGCACATATTGGGTGTTGTCAAGTACGCCAGCAGTCAAGTCGTCAAGCAAAAATGCGTCTTGCACAAACCCTGTGTCAATCTCTAAGTCATAGTTGCCACTAGCGACAACGGCTGTACCTGCCATTACGACGCAATCTGTAGGTCGAGTGGCCCGTTGGTGCGCTGGTAAGCCAACAAACTGTTTAACACGCTTTGCCCGATCTCGGCGCTAGTTGACATACCGCCCGTCACGTTTATCGTTACGCCACCACTACTACGCGCTGCAATGCGCTCGGCGTTCCCTGACGTTGTTAAAGCGCCTTGTATCGTCACTAGGTCGCCAGCACCAGCACCAGTCCCGCCACCGCCACCGCCGCCACCGCCGCCACCGACTCGACTACCGCCACCACCGCCGCCAATAATCGCTGGCACGGTTGGCATAGTCGGCGTAACAATTGGTTGCGGTGCAAAACGTACCGCAGGCGGCAAATTAGATGTCGGCGCAGGATAACTTGTACTCGGCAAACTAGGAATACTAATTTTGTCAATTAAACCTAATTTGCCAGCCAACGCAAACACGTCGTACAACGGGCCAAGCACTAGTCGAATGACCGCACCAAAACGACCCCAAGCATTTGACAATGCGTTTGTTTTTTGTTCTAGATAAACCATTGCTGCCGACAACGCAATAATGCCTGCAGTCAAAGCAACGACCGGGTTTAATGACATTGCAAAATTTAAAGCCAATATTGCTGTGCTCATTGCGGCAATCGTGCTTGCAACATATAAAAATGCTTTAGGGTTTTTTTGCGCCCAATCAGCAAAGCGTTGCAAAAACGGCAACACGGCTTGTACGACTGGCAACAATGCTGCGCCAATACTTTCTGTAGTTTCATCTAAACTATTTTTTAATATTTTAAATTGACCTGCTGCAGTTTGTGCCGACGCTGCAGCCGCGCCACCAAAATTGTCGTTTAAAGCAAGCATCACCGTGTCAAGATCAGCACCGTCTTTAATCATGCCTTTCATCTCAGGCGACAACGCCTGCAGACCTTTCATATTGCCTGCATACGCTTTGGCAAGCGCATCGCTAACTGTTACAAGATCTGTGCCAGTTGCAGTTGAAATATCTTGTGCAAGCGATAACGCGCTAGTAGCCTCGCCAACATTTTTTGTACCAACAAGCAACGCGCTAAACGCTGGCCGTAACTCACTATCAGCCGTACCAGTCGCCCTCGACATAGCCGAAATCATGTCCTCAGTCGCCGCAACCGTTGCATCAGTAGCGCCAACAACGTTTTGCATTGTGTTAGCCAAAATTGCTTGTTGCTGTTCGTCCTCGGCTGCCGCTTTAGCCGCCAAGCCAAGCGCACCCGCAACCGCCGTAATTGCAGCCGCTGCAGGTATCGCCGCTTTCTTAATAGCAAACTGTGCCTTCTCGCCAACAGTTTCTACC